TGTATGACCATAGAAGGAATGAACTGCGGGTCAAACCCGACAAGCTAAGAAGCTTCCCACTAATGTATACTGATAAAGTTGAAATTAGTAATCTAGCAACATTGGAAAAACGAGCTTGTGTCGATGACTTGTTAGTTGTTGATGATGCGTTTTCTGTTCAAGTTTTAAAATACGATCAAATAGGACCAATTGACGACAGCACTGTAAGCTACGATGAACTCATTGAATTTGTTGATCAGCGACTGACAGAAAAAACAAAAAACTTTTTAAAATACAATACTCTTCCCATTAAAGCGTATCTGAGTAGTGGCGTAGACACAACTTTGGTCTACAGTTATTTGCAACGGTACAGCAATGATTTTGAATTAGTGAAATGTAATATAGTAGAATACGATAAGTTTTGGCTACAAAATCATCGCGACATTAAAAAGTTTTGGGCATACAATCAAATACATCACTGGGTCGATCCTTGTGTGTTAGTATCCGGAGCGCCCGGCGACGAGTTTATGATGCGTAGTCCTGCATATGGTGATTTGTTTTTAAAATATTACGGAATACAACTGTCGGATCTACTAGACAAAAAAACATGGGCGCATAGCTATCATTTCAACAAACCAAAAAATAGATCGTTATTCGAAACGCAAACAATAGATAGGTCAATGCCCGCTCGACAAATGCATTGGGAACTTTGCGACAAAGCAATCAATGACTTCCAACATTGGCATTTAGGAAATACTTTAACTTGGACACCGTTGCGTGATTTGGAAATCTATAAAATGTTTTTGCGACTAGATCCAATCAGTGCTATACCACAGTTGCTGGACAGCAAAATAAGCATAGATCTCATCGAAAAGACCTGCCACGGACTATCAAAAATTATTTCCGATCAAAAAAATTCAGGCGAGTATACCGAACAATACATTAGTTTCTTGCTTGAAACGGTTCGCTAACGTGTTGACTCTGTCGTTAAATACTGCTACAATTGCAGTATGACAAAGCCTACATTTGATTACGTTGAAGAATACATGGAATTTATCGGAGGTCATCGTTCGGCCTTGGGTAAACTTTTTGGCATGTTTGAACAAGTGCCCAGCCCACTCAGTTTAGCACGATATGATGTTGCTATTGTTGAAAGTTTAGCCAGTCAAACTGCTGAACTAAATCGTCCTTATACAGACAAACAGGCTGCACTAGCAGTAAAGATTGTTGACAAGTATCGCAGACAGTTGGCGCAACACAATGTTATGGTCCCTGAAAAGCTGACCAATTTCAAATTTGGCATTAGACAAGTTGATAGAACCAAACGCATTTCGATTGAAAATAATCAAATCGTAATCAGGTTCCCTTATGATGTCAAGTTGATTGATGCTGTAAAAAAGCAACTACGAGAAGGTCAGGGATCGGGCAAGTTCGATGATGAACAACGAGTATGGCGTTTGGGCATGACTGAACACATGCTGAATTGGGCTGTGGCCATCGGAGAAATGAATCAGTTCATCATCGATGATGAAGTGCGTTCATTGTTCGACCAAATGATCGAAACAGAACAACAGGGCTACAAAATTGAACTAGTTGAGCAAGAAGGTCAATTGACTATCACAAACGCATCTGCTAATCTACTAGACTACATCGAACAAAAGCTAGGCGGTCTTAAAATGGACAACCTACTCATGCTAGTGGACAATGCGCCTGTGCTAGGATATGATGTTGCTAAAGATCTCAGGCTGAAAATTGCCAAGCAGTATCCCAAGTTTTATCGATTGATTTACCGTCGCAAACTGACAGCTAAAAAGACTTTTACAATCAATGATATTGTGGAGTATGCAAAGCTGGTAAATAGAATGCCCTTGCACGTTTATGATCAAGGCCTTCCCAAGAAAAGCACAGACGAAATTGTATACATGAATCGCAATCATGATTACAGTGTGTCTCCCAAACTGCTAGTTTCATTCACTGATGTAATGATTGGTAGCAGGAAAGAAAGCTGGCAAGTTAACAGCGAAAAGATTTTTATTATCTAATGGCAACAGCAAAATTAATTATACGTGATGAAGTCAACGTAAAAGTTGACGGCATCGAACTTACCGAGCGTAAAAAGCTGGTAGACAAATTCAAATATGAAATCCCCGGAGCCAAGTATCAACCCAGTGTGAGACTTGGACGGTGGGATGGGCGTGTGCCGTTCTTTAATCTAGGTGGTAGCACTTACATTAACTTACTGCCTGAAATTATCCCCATGCTAGATGAGTGGGGCTATGATATTGAAGTAGATGACGTCCGTGATTACCGCACAACGTTTGAATTTGGGGCAGTGTATGAAACCAGTTTCTTTCATGTTAATTGGCCCAAGGGACATCCTAAAGCAGGCGAACCTATTCTACTTAGAGATTACCAAGTCGAGATCATCAATCGCTTTCTGCAGAATCCGCAGTGTATCCAAGAAGTTGCTACAGGCGCAGGTAAAACATTGATCACAGCCGCGCTATCTGCGAGTGTGCAGCCTTATGGTCGCAGTATTGTTATTGTGCCCAGCAAGGACCTAGTTCGACAAACAGAAGCAGACTACATCAACATGGGCCTAGATGTAGGCGTGTTGTTTGGTGACAGAAAAGAATACACAAAGACGCACACCATCTGCACTTGGCAAAGCCTTAATGCACTTCTCAAGAATACAAAGAACTTTGAAGCAGACGTAACCATTCAAGACTTTATCGAAGGTGTTGTCTGCGTTATGGTTGACGAAGCACACAGTGCCAAAGCAGATGCACTAAAGACATTACTCAGCTCAGTGTTTGCACGTATCCCTATTCGTTGGGGCCTGACTGGCACTATTCCTAAAGAGGACTATGCGGCACAGGCCTTGTTCTGTTTCATTGGTCCCTTAGTGGGCAAGCTGAGTGCTAGCGACTTGCAGGAAGCTGGACACCTTGCAAACTGTCATGTTAACGTTGTGCAGTTAGAGGACTACGTTGAATACAAAGACTATCAAAGCGAGCTCAAGTATTTGACAACAACTACTGAACGCATAGCATACATAGCCAAGCTGGTGGATAAAATCAAAGAGTCAGGCAATACGCTGATCCTAGTAGACAGAATTGAAAGCGGTAAATTGTTGCAGACAGAACTTAGCTCACTGTTTAGTCTACTGGGCGATAAGCCAGACGTCAGCTTTGTATCGGGCAATACAAAAAGCAAGGACCGCAAAGAAGAATACGATGATGTTGCGAACGCAACAAATAAAGTTATTATCGCAACATACGGTGTAGCGGCGGTGGGCATTAACATTCCCCGCATCTTTAACCTTGTGTTGTTTGAACCAGGTAAGAGCTTTGTGCGAGTTATTCAAAGTATCGGGCGTGGTATTAGAAAAGCACAGGACAAGGATCACGTGGAGATTTGGGACATTACCAGCACCTGCAAATTTGCCAAGCGACACCTTACTAAGCGCAAACAGTTTTATAAAGAAGCCAACTACCCATTTAGCATTGAAAAAGTTAAGTGGAAGTCTTGACTTGATATACAGTTACTGTATACTGTGAAAAACAACTAAATTATGAGATTATTAACACTAGAAAACACCAGTTACGAATTAAATGAAATCCCCGAAGAAGTAGATGACATTAGGTTTTGCGTATTAGATAACTCTGATCCCAAAGAGCCTGACTACTTTTTTATTCCTCTTATCTTCCTAGAAAGTTTTAACAGTCCTGCATTGGTATTGAAAATAGGAAACAGCGTAGTTAAAATGCCCATTGATTGGCAACTGCTTATTGGGGAGCCTGACTTAGGAGACTTGGAAGTTGTGCCTTTGACCAGTATCAATGACAGAGGTTTTAGTGCATTTGCTTTTAATCCTATGGCCAGCTTTAGGCCTGAGTTCTTTCCTGTAGAAGTAATTGACATTTACCAAGATGTTAAATGGTATTTTCCCAAACTAAAGCCAGGGCAGATGCTAGCCGTTCCGTTAGAAACAGGAACTGAAAAGCCCCTATGTGTTTATTTTGTTAAAGACATCAGTCGTCAAAGTGAAGTAGTAAATTATACAAAGGTGTGGTAATGGCACAATATACAGAACCAGAAATGTTTGAAGTGATCAATCGTTTGGCCAGAATTTATATTGAAAGTTATCCAGATGACAAAGAAGGATTGGAACGATTCCTCCGTTGGGCACATAATCAATACGGTTACAAATATGGGTAATCTAAAGCCGGGCGCAAAGTATATCTACGAGCGAGTGGGCGGTGTCGTCTACGCCAGGGAAGAAGGTGCAGACCCGTCTACTAGATTTAAAATTGGCGAGATTATGGACAGCAGAACATACGACGGTCGCCCGTTGCACGACCATATTATGGAAGATAAACTTTGGGGCGACATTAGGCGCACAGCACGAACCAATCCTACTTTACAAGCAGAGCTGGAACGTGTTATAATGCTATATCATCTTGTTAAAGAAGAATCCAAACCAGCCGAATGGCATCCAGTATGAGTGACAAACTAAGCATCAACAATGAAATGGCACAGCTCGATTTAAAGAATCGCGAGTTCTATGACGAGCTAACAGAAGAAGAACGTAAAAAGTTCAGCCCTTACTTGATGATGAAATACAGTGCCAACGTGGAAGGTAACCCAGATTTGCAAGCATGGTATTTGATGGCTGCAAATGAACGTGTGAACTTACACTTCTTTGAACTGAACAAGCACCCCAAGCTACAGTGGTTGTCCTGCACTAGTGCTAGTCCGGGTATGGGACGTCAACGTCATTACTGGCTAGCGCCCAAAAAGAAAGATGGTAGCAACAGTAAATTGGTAAAGTTTTTGACCAAACTGAATCCTGAGATGAAGCAGGATGAAATTGAACTGCTAGCAGAGATCAATACAGAAAAAGAAATCAAAGACTACGCTCGTGGTCTTGGCATGACCGATAGTGAAATTAAGAAGGAACTGGGTTGAGCTATACTTGCCAGTATTGCAAAAAGTCATACGCAAAAGAAAGCACACTAACAGCACATCTTTGTGAACCCAAACGCCGTTGGCAACAGGAAAAAGAGCAAGGTGTGCAGTTAGGGCTTAAAGCATATTTGCGATTCTATGAAATTAGTCAAGGCAGTGCCAAACTAAAAAGTTATGCAGACTTTGTAGAAAGTCCTTTCTACAGTGCGTTTGTAAAATTTGGTAGGCACTTGGTTGCTATTAGGGCAGTAAACACTACCAGCTTTATCGACTGGTTACTAAAGAACAATAAGAAGCTAGACAACTGGACCAGCGACAAGCTATACTTGGAATGGTTGCAACAGTATTCTAAAAAGGAATCTGTGCAAGATGCATTGG